CGGAGAATCTCCGGCGGGACGCACTGCTCGAGTTCGACCGGTGGACGCTGACAAGCGAGGAAGAGCAGGCCGCGAGGAGGCTCTTCCCGCAGTATCTCTTCTTCCGGAACGAATACGAGGACGACGGCTACTATGTGAGCAGCACGCCGATCCGGCTCTGCACCTGTACGGCCTGCGGCGACAGCTTCGAGGCTGTCAGAGGAAACTACGCACGAGGAAAACTGCACCACGAGAAGTGCAACTGCCCGCATTGCGGGACGGTTGTCGAGGGGATCGCCGCGCACCGGTACAAGTACGACATGAAGAGCCTCGAGAGCTGGACAAAGCTCACGGTCGCAAGAACCGGGAATGACGGAGCGATCCTGATAGAGGCCGGGAACGTCCGGCGTCGGTTCACCTGGGACGAGCTGGAGGGCGTGATCGACTGGTACCCGACGAAGCGGTACTACTTCGGGAAGGCCGGAGCGGTCGAATTCTGCGAGAAGGTGACGCACTGGAGCTGCGGCCCATTCGATCCTCGGGAATACGCCTGGACCGCGACGAAGACGATCGGGGATCCATTCCAGCCGAACATGATGGGCTGGGCAGACTACGACGGCTCATATGCGATCCTCGGCCTCTCCGAGGCACTGGAGCGGAGCCATCTGAAATACTGTCAGATCCTACCATTCTATGAGCAGCGGGCCTCCGCGGATCTCGACGACGGGAACCGGAGCCGCGGGATCGTGAAGTATCTCGCGTGGGCCTGCGTGCATCCGCAGATCGAAATGGCAGTAAAGCTCGGACTCCTGGAAGCCGTCGAGGACCTCGTCATGACCGGGAAGAAGAACGCGAAGTATCTGAACTGGCGGGCGGTGCGGCCGAACGAGCTGGTCCGGATGAGCAGCCAGGACGCGAAGATCTTCTTCCGGGAGGAGATGGACTTCTGCGATCTGAAGGACTGGAAGGACTGCGGGACGAGACTCAGCTTCGCGAAATATGTGAACCTCGCCGATCAGGTCGGCGGCCGGAAGGGCTTCCGGGAACTGGTGGAGTGCTGCACGATCGCCGGATGCACACCGGAGCAGGGAGCGCACTACATCCGGGCAATGCAGCCGAAGTGCGCACGGTACATGGTGCCGCCGCAGCAGATCGTCGGGACGTGGAAGGATTACCTCCAGCTCGCGGAGCAGCTGCAACTCGATCTATCGGAGCGAACCGTGGCAATGCCGAAGGACCTCCAGCAGAGGCACGACAACGCCTCAGACACGCTGAAGGTGAAGTCGAACGAGAAAGAGCTGAAGAAATACAGGAAGCGCCGGAGGATGCTCGAGAAGAAGTACAGCTTCCAGCTGGGAGAGCTCTGCGTCTGCGTGCCGACGGGAACGGACGAGATCGTCACCGAGGGCCGGACACTGCATCACTGCGTTGGCGGCTACGCTGCGAGGCACATCAGCGGCATCACGACGATCCTGTTCATCCGATACCGCAAGAAGCCGGGCCGGTCCTTCCTCACGGTCGAGCTGAAGGAAGAGAACGGCCTGATAGGGATCAAACAGATCCACGGGTACCGGAACGAGGGATATGAGGGAGCGGTCGATCCGGAGATCCGCTTCGCAGGATTCCTCGAGACGTGGCTCGCATGGGTCAACGCCGGCAGCGAGCGGGACAGAAACGGCCTGCCGGTGCTGCCGGAGGAAGTATTCACAAGGGAGGCTAAATCAGCATGACAGAACAGATCACGGAAAAGAAGACGCCGGAGCAGCTGGGCGCGGAGATCCGGATGTATGTGGACGCAGGGCGGCGGATCTCGCTGCTCTGCGGCATCGAGATCGGGCGGCGACTCGTCCAGGCGAAGGAGATGCTCGGGCACGGGGAGTGGCTGCCGTGGCTCGAAAAGGAGACGGAGTTCTCCGACCGGTCGGCGGCCAGATACATGAAGCTGTTCGACGAGTACGGAGCGAAGCAGCAGGGCCTGTTCGGACCGGAAACAAATTCGCCAACGTTGTCGAATTTGCCGATTTCAAAGGCTTTAGCCCTGCTTTCGGTGCCGGAAAGTGACAGAATCGAGTTCGCGGAAGAGGTCGACGCGGAGCATATTTCCGTCCGGGAGCTGGAGGAAAAGATCCGGGAGCGGGAGAACCAGATCGAGGAGCTGAAGAAGGGCGTCGCGGAGGAACGGCAGCGCGGAGACGACGCGGTCCGGGAGAAGCTGGAAGCGGAGAACCTGCTGAAGACGCAGGACGGCATGCTCGCGGCGGCGAACACGAGGATCGCGGAGCTGACAAAGCAGAACGAGGATCTGGAGAACAGGCCGGTCGAAGTGGCCGTGGAGACGGTGCGGGACGAGGCGGCCATCAAGGAGGCAGAGGAGAAGGCCAGGAAGAAGGCGGAAGCCGAAGCGAAGAAGGCGTCGGCAGAGTATGAGAAGACCGTCAACGACCTGAACGCGAAGCTGCTGAAGGCAGAGAAGGAACGGGACAGCCTGAAGGCAAAGGCGGAGAACGCCGGCAGCGACGCGGAGGAGAAAATCAAGGAGGCACAGAAGGAGGCGGAGCGGATCCGCGCCGAGCTGGAGGAAGCGAAGAAGCAGCTGAAGACCTCGGACGCGGACGTGGCGAAGTTCGGCGTGTGGTTCGCCCAGGTGCAGAGCGACTTCATGAAGATGATGGAATCCCTGCAGAAGGTGAACGAGCGGAGCCCGGAAACCGGGGAGAAGCTGAAGACCGGAGCGGTCACGCTGCTGAAGAGCCTGCTGGCTCGCATGGAAGGGTGAGCGGGATGGCAAAGAAGCAGAGCAGCATGATGAAGATCGCGAACGAGATGGCCAGGGCGATCATCGCGGATCAGACGAAGGCGAGACTGGCCATCGCCTTCGACGCTGCCATCATCGCGGCGAACAAGGTGTTCCACATGGGGCCGAGCAGGGCCGCGGATTTCGCGAACGCGTACGGCGAGGCGCTCGACCAGCTGGCCGACCTGTATATCAGCGATGCAGACGAAAACAGGGACAAGCGCCTGGACTACGCGAAGGGAACCAGGGACGCGATCATCCGGAAGATCGTCGGGGACGATAACTTCGTGCCGTTCGATAAGTTCTACGGGGACACGTACATGGACGAGATGAGGCGGATCCGGACGGTGAAGGAGAGAACGACATGAGGGAAGCCATGAAGCCGATCGAGAAGGTCAGGACACGGTCGACCGTGCACTGGTGCGGATACTGCGGGGAGCGGGTATACATGAACGAGAACGTCTGCCGGTGCTGCCGCACGCCGATCGCATGGGGAAGATACGAGAGGAAAGGGAAAGAGGCGAAAGCGGAATGACGAACGGGGAATGGATCAGAGGCATGACGGACGCGGAGCTGGCGGAGTTTCTGATGAAGCTGAGACACAGATGGTTCTGCCTGCCGGGTAACAGGGCATTCCCGAAGTGCCCGGTGTCGAACTGCAGGGACTGCTGGCTCAGGTGGATCAAAGAGGAGGCGGAGGAATGAGCGTGTATATCGACCGCAATCAACTGGAGAACTTTGCCATGAACTGCGTGGGGGGGATGGTGACCATGAAGCAGATCCATGACTTCCCTGCTGCGGATAAAATCATGGAGCTGATAACACTCAAGGCTTTAGCCGATGCGAAAATCGAACGGCTGGAAGCGAGGCTGGAACAGACACGATGGATCCAGGTGACGGAGCGGCTGCCGGAACCATATGAAAAGGTTTTAACCTGCGATGCTCACGGCAACATCCACATGTTCGATCACGTGCCGCAGTATAAGCACCCATTTAATATCGGGCCGAATCATCCGAGGTTCTACATGGTGAAGTACTGGATGCCGCTGCCGGCACCGCCGGAGGAGGTGGAGCCATGATCAGCATGAGCATCACCGGGCTCTGTAATACATGCCAGAACATTGACCTGCATTTGAGAGAAGCGACCGTCTGGGCAGGGGATAAGCAGTATGTCAGATACCAGCTGGAATGCAGCCATGCTGCGGTGTGCGGGAAGCTGCTCGGGGAGATGAAGCGCAGAAGGATCAGCGCTCCGGAGGAAGAGGAATGAGGAGGCGGCAGCAGTCGGTCTGCCCGCCGGACTGCCCGGAGAGATCGGCAGACTGCCACAGCGTCTGCAAGAAGTACCTGCGCTTCCGAGCGGATCAGGAAAAGGAATACGAGAGGAGGAAGGACCGCATGTGCCTGAAGGGATACAGCATCGACGCGTACAGGGCCTGCAGACACGCGTCACCGTATCCGGCCGGGTGCAGAAAGAACCGCGGCGATAAGACAACGTGAACAGGAAACGGAAACGGGACTACCAGCGCGAGACCGGGAAGCCGGTCAAGCTGCCGATCACCAGGAAGATCACGGTGGCCGGAGAGGAGCGGTCGTACAGCATCAACTACGGAGACCTGTCGGCGTGCTGGCGCTGCGGGAATACGATCACCGCAGCGGCGCACAACGCGGAGCGGTTCCCGGACAGGATGGTATATTTCCGGTGCCCGGTGTGCGGGATCAAGGTCAGCGCCCTGACGTTCTGGGAGCACAGGATGCCGAGGATCAGCCAGGACATCCGGGAGAAGACGACGGTCTGGGAAAGGAGACAGAAGTATGAATGAAATGCGGCTGTCGCTATGCGAACAGTGCGCGGACAAGATGGACGCAAACATCCACGAGGACGGGACGTACTACCTGCAGGCCGTCGCCGGCAGCAGGCATATCGGGATCTGCCTGTGCGGGAGGACCGGAGCGGTGATGCAGTACAAGGCGGAGAGCAAAGCGGTCAGAGCGTTCCGGAGGGCCATGGCAAAAAGAGCGGAGAACGGTCAGGAGAAGAAGGACGGCCGGGCCCGGTATCGCGGACCGCGGAGGGAGAGGACCGATTAAGCGCGCGCAGAGACACGGCATCGGTCCCGTATATACGTAAGTATAGGAAGAGGTGACTTTTGAATCCGGGGCAGGAGCGGGCCTCCTGCCTCAGCTTGAGAAGCCACATGTACCTTGACAGCTGAAGAGAGGACTATAAGGAAACGCACATACGCGCACGCGCACGCGTTTCTTATTAGGACTTTTTAGCGTCTAACATAAGAGCAAATAGTTACAATCCGGAGGCAGGGAGATGAGGAAGCTCGTGAAGTACTACATCATATCCGGTCGGACAGTGGAAGAAAAGCGGAGCTGGATTCCACTCGGTCCGACCTGGCACAAGCCGAGAGGGACACGCCGGGCAGGGGCCAGCTCGCTGAAGAAGATCAAGGCCAACGAGCGGAGCTGCGTGCTGAACCTGGCCAGGACGATCAACTGCAACTTCGGGGCCGGGGACTGGTTCATCGCTCTGAAGTATGACGGCGCTCATTATCCGGCAGCGTCCTCTCCGGATCCGGATCAGAGACGGGAGGAAGAGTACCAGGCGGCGAAGATCCTGCTGACGAAGAAGTTCCTGCCGAGGCTGCGGAAGGAATACCAGAAGCAGACCGGGAAGAAGCTCGGGGCGGTCTGGGTCACGGCGAACTGGTCGACGAAGCACAAACACTTCACCCGGGTGCATCATCACATCATCATCCCGGTTGATGCTCTCGAGCTGGCGGAGAAGATCTGGAGGAAGTTCGGAGGGCTCGGGACGATGCAGGCGGAGACGCTGACGAACGAGGGAGACTATACCAGGGTCGCGCAGTACATGGTGGACAATGTCCAGGGCAGACCGGCCGGGGAGAACAGGTGGAGCAGCTGCCGGGGGATGGCGAAGCCGGAGATCTCCGAGCCGGTCGAGGTGTCGGATGTGGAGGACGTGCAGCCGCTTGAGGGCGGGATCATCAAGGACGTGTTCCGGTATCATGACGAGGACGGACGAACGGTCAGCGCATACCTGCGGCAGACGCTGCCGGAGAAGCCGAAGATCAGAGGCGGGCAGATCGTTCTGCCGAAGAAGCGCCGGAGGAGGACAGCATGAGCAAACCGAGAGACAACTGGCGGCCGTATGTGATCAACGCCATGCGGGACTACTACCTGTTCAAGCGGATCGAGAAGGAAGCGCACAGCATCCGGGTGACGGCTCAGTACAACAAGGGACGTGGAGGAGGCGGGACGTCCAGGACGACAGAACAGGCCGCGCTCCGGTCGGGACTCAGCCGGCAGCAGGCTCGGGAGCTGGAAGCAATCGAGAAGGCGCTGAAGACAACCAGACGAGGACCGGACGGGAAGATCCGGTGCCGCGTCGTGGACATGGTCTACTTCCGAGGGATGTACACCATCGAGGGCGCAGCACAGCAGGTGCATGTCTCGTACTGGACCGCGCAGAAGTGGACGGACACGTTCATCCGGAACGTCGGGAAGAATCTCGGGCTGGAGTAAAGTTTACAAAACAGAGCCATGAAACTGAATTAGAATGCTATCATCGGAGGAGCTGCGAAAGGACGGTAACGCATGAATATCATCTACTCGGCGTCGAGGAACCTGTATCCGTATCTCAGGTGGTCGATCAGATCGCTGCTGGATCACAACAGGGTCGGCGTGATCTACGTGCTCGCGGAGGATGACGGGCTGCCGTTCGAGATCCCGTGCCGGCACAGGATCATCAACATGACCGGGCAGAGATACTTCGGTGCCGACTGCCCGAATATCAGAACGCAGTTCACGCCGATGGCGATGCTGCGGGTGTGCACGCCGGAACTGATCAAGGCAGAGAAGGTCATCCAGCTCGACGTCGATACGATCATCTGCGACAGCCTCGAGCCGCTTTGGAATACGGACCTGACCGGGAAGTGGATCGGATGGTGTCCGGAGCTGCGCGGCATTTACAGACCATACGGGCCGATGTACTACAACTTCGGCGTGGCCGTGCTGAATCTCAGACAGATGAGAAAAGACATGGCGACAGTTCAGATGGTCAACATGCTGAACTCGGAATACCTGCGATTCGTCGACCAGGACGCCATGAACATCCTGGCGCTGCCGGATAAATCTGTCGACATCGACATACGGTTCAATGAAAGTTTCTGCTGCGGGTACACGGAAAACCCGGCGATCGTACACTTCGCGGGATATCCGGACTGGTACGAGAACAGGTCGATGTTCCGGTGGGAATATCTCGCCAGGTATCAGGATCAGTGAAAGACTGGGCGGAGAAATTCTACAAAGGCAGCGCATGGCAGAAATGCAGGGAGAGCTTCATCGCGAAGAGGATCGGGATAGACGGAGGCATGTGCCAGCGATGCCGGCAGCGGCTCGGGTACATCGTCCATCACAGGATCGAGCTGACGCCGGAAAACATCCGGGATCCTGACATAGCTCTGAGCCATGTGAACCTCGAGTATCTCTGCCACGAATGCCACAACGAAGAGCACGACGTATTCCGACCGGCAGATCGGAAGATTCTGTTCGACGATGACGGGAACGTGATCGCGGTCGTCGATCGCGAGAAGCGCGACGCGTGAAATTTTTTCGCCGGCCCCCCATTTCAAAAATTTTCGCGGCGACAAAAAGAC